TGCGATAGTTGCTACAGAAGCAGCAGCAGTCGTAGCCGAAGCAGCAGCACTTGTCGCGCTAGTTGCTGCAGCAGTAGCCGAAGCAGCAGCGCTGGTAGCACTTGTGGCTGCTGCGGTAGCAGAGGCTGCAGCCGAGGTAGCAGAAGTAGCAGCAGCAGATGCACTAGTAGCAGATGCGCTTGCAGATGAAGCAGATGCTGTTGCGCTATTTGCTGATGATGTAGCACTAGTAGCAGCAGAGGTTGCGCTGACTGCAGCAGATGCTGCGCTAATTGCAGCAGAAGTTGCTGAGCCAAGGATGCTGTCTACATAGTTCTTAGGTGCAGCAGATGAATCAACCATACCTGCGCTAGATAGACCAGTAATAACTGGTGAGCCTGAAATGGTTGGGCTAGTAAAGGTTGCACTTGTAGCAGTGACTGTACCTGTAATTGTAGCGCCGTTAATGATAGGTGTAGTAAGAGTCTTTTGTGTAAGTGTCTGAGACTTGAGAGTACCTACGATTACACCATCACCTGTTGCAATACCGTGAACATGTGTCTGGTCTGCAGCATCAAGAATTGTCTGGTCAATGTCGTAACCACGAGCAGCAATGTGATTCTCTGACTCACGGAAGTCACGACCTGATACACCGTGGCGAACAACTGCTCCTGCAGAATGTGCTACGCCTTGAGTGTTATCCTCGCCACGAGTTACAGTCAGTGTTGTACCACTACCTGCAGTTACTGTGACTACTTCTTCTTTTGATGTATCAGGGTCAACAATAAGTGTGTACGGGTAACTGCCTGGGAAGCCAGAGACAGATGCAACAATGAACGCTGTGTTAGCCGAGCCTTGTGCCTGTGCTGGAATGGAACCTGAGAGCGCTGTTTCTACTGCAATCGAGGAGTAGTACCGCGCTGGGGAGCCTGGGTCGCCTGCTGCCATTTTTTAACCTATCTCTGGTAGTGGGAACGGATTGGGTGTTGACGGCGCTGGTTGTCCGCAACTTCGTTTAAACGCTGTTGGTAAATATTAAACAAATATCTGGAAGCGTTTTGTCCAGAACCTGTTGGTCGCACACCATCAAGGATGTCTGCAGATGCAGACTGTGGACCAAGGCGTGAAGGGTCCAAGAAGGAAATCATTCGGAAGGCTGCGCCATAGATGACTACATCTTCTGAGTATGACGGCATGCCAGTAGTTGTCGAATAGACATCTGTGCCACTGGTCATAAGAGTTGGGCGCTTTGAGTAGAACACATGCACTGTCTGTCCAGGCACAATGCCTGCATAGATGCTGATGCTACGAGCAGATGAGAAAGCATCTGTGTCTGCTGAACGGTCTAGGTTGTATGCACGAACTGGCATCCACTCTTTAGTTGGACCAACAGTTGAGTAGGTAACGCTTAACGCGTTTTGGAAATCACTAGGCAACTGGTATGTGGTGCGTGCTGCAATAAATGTAAAGTCATGACTACCTGTAGCAAATACCATTGGGTACATTGCATCAATAGTATTGTTAATAGCCTTCTTAATCTCATTGCGTGGGAATAATGGAGAGGCTGTTATCTTTGCATTTTGAGCATGTTCTGCAGGGGTAGTACCACGCTGTCCACGACCCCATGGTGCAAGGGTAAGAGTATTAGCCACATTGTCTGTGTTGTTAACGAATACAATTTCATCGTTAATCTGTACATAACCACGACCGATACCTGATGCATCATAAACAGTCAGAGTTGTTGTTGTGCTAGTAGCACTGGTAGTAAGCCAAGTGCTTGGCTCGGTGTTTTCTGTGTAGCCATGCAGTACCGCTTCAACGCGGTCTGCTAGTTCATTAAAAGTAGAACTCATAGGTCAATGCTCCTTAAGGCTACGACTCCTGATAATCCAGTAGTTCCTGCTAACTCATTACAAATAGCGTTATAGTCTTTGTAGTCTTTAGGCTGACGAGTTGCACTTGCTTTGTAATTAAGAGCAGCAATAAGACCAAGACCAGATGTGCCAGCCCATGCGTTAGCAGCACCTTGTTCAACATCGTATGCTGTCATTGCTGGATATGTTCCACCGTTTGCAAGACGATTAAGTTCGTCTGCTAATGAACTTCCTGCTACTCCTGTTGCCATTACTTAGCCTTTCGCTTCGCTGCTGCGTTGTCTACAAGGTTTGGATAAGGACGACCAGCCTTTTTAGCCGATGCCTTAGCCTTAGCCTTTTGTGCTGATGTCAACGGGGTTGACTTCTTCTTAGGGTTTGGCTTATCCCAAAATGCTTTTTTCTTCACCACTTCACCTTGTCTGCCCAATACGCTGCAGACATCTTGCCTTTGGCAATGTTCTTAGCGTGACGGGCTTTGAATGATGCTTGACGGGCTGTTGGCTTTCTATCGCCAGTTACCCCTTGCTGACCAAAACGAATGGTCTTAACTTGGCTACCATCTTTGGCAACCACTACATGTGATTTAGTTGGGTGAGAAGGAGTGCGCTTAGGCTTGTTAAAGCCTGACACTCCTGCTCGTGCCAACCGAGAATCTTTTTTACTTGGCACGCTTCTTAGCGGCTTTCTTCTTTGCCATGCCAGCCTCGCTCATTGCAATGGCTACTGCCTGCTTCTTAGACTTAACAACAGGTCCACCCTTGCCAGAGTGCAATGTGCCTCGTTTAAACTCGCCCATTACTTTGCCAACTTTGGCTTGCTTCTTAGGAGTACTTTTCTTCATTGTCATCTTCCTTCTCTGCCATAGGTCCTTCTTCACCAATACGAACAATCTTCATGTTGTTGTACTGAGCAATGTTTGCCTCTGTTGGAGAAGCGTTAACTGCACGCCCGCCTACACCATAAGGTGTTACTGAGCCGTAGCATCCACATTTAATGCACATAATTAGTCCTCATCTTCATCTTCGTAGGGGTCGAACAGTGGTATATCAGTTGGGTTAATTGGCTTAGGAAGAATCCAATCTGGGTATGAATCCTTATCCATGATAAGTGTCATGCAGATGGACTCTGGAAAGCCTGCTTTCTTAAGCGCCTTCCAGTATTCATTAAGAGCAATACAGTACTGTTCTAAAGGTGTGTAGTTATCATCAACAACTTGAACACTTTTACTTACTGGTTTCTTTTTAGCAGCCATGGCTCCTCCTATTTGAATGTTCCTGTATTACCGTCAAAGGCTTTACCAACCTTGTCGGAAATTCTCACTGCCTCTTGCACTTTAGCCATGCTTGTTCCTGTTGGCTGGATGCCTTGAGCACGAGCATCCTTATAGGCTTTAAGTTCTGCATCCCACTTGCTTGTAGACATTTCAACTTTAGTATTAGCATCGCCTACACCTAGTTCAAGTGTTGCTGCTTTACAACCAAAGCAACCTTCTATAAATTCAGGGTGCGTTTGTCTTTGATGTAAACTCATTAAATAGCCTCTATGTAAGCGCCGTATCCTTGGGCAGTAAGGGCATCGGCAGTAGCCTGGTTAATAACTGTAACAGTTCCACCCATATACACTTCTTGTGCAGCGAGTGTTTCTATCTGACTTGGGTATCGGTAAGAGGAGTAGATACCATTTGTTCTCATCACAGTGACACCGCGTGTGATTTTGTAACGCTCAAACAATGGACCTTCACCTGCTGGAGTTTCTTCAACAGTTGGTGTTGTGAATCTGTACTGAGTCATTGTTTGTCCTTACTCTAAGTGAAGGGGCAGGGCTTTCGCCCCACCCCTCCCGCACGATTAAAGTGCAGCGATTGATGAGCCTGATTCAATGCGGTATAGCGCAGCCTCACGGTAGCGGGCGAAACCAAGTACGCCGTACCATCCGATTGGGCGGAAACGCATCAAGCGGTCAGTCACATTACCAATAACAACGCCTGGCTCTTGAGCCACAGCCTCAGCCAATGCCTGCTTACCGCAGAGAATTGTTGAGAATACTTCTGTTACTGGTGTAACGGTTACAACAGTTGTTGCTGTAACAGCAGCAGTATTTGCTGTGTCAACAGTAATTGTTGTTGTTGAACCTGATGTTGAGATTGCAGTAATCTTGGCACCTGTAGCGATACCTGTTCCTGAAATCTTGTCGCCTGCTTCTGCACGAGAAGCGATGACTGATGTTGAAGCAACACCGAATGTAAAGCCTGCTGATGTACCAGCGACTGTTACTGCAGTTGTTGCTAGAGCAGTCTGGTCAGCACCTGACTTAGCAGAGTACATGCGTGGGTTTTCTACATAGAAAGCGCCTTCGTATGTACCGATTGTGCCAGCCCAGATGTTGCCCTGTGCCATTTCAGTTGTGTGATGGACATCGCGCCATCCGATGTTACCTGTCTCAGCACGAAGGTCGTGTGAAACTTCTGGGTGAATACCTGCCCAGTATAGGCTTCCCTGACGAGGAACAGCCTTTCCTGTACGCAACTTTGCAACAGCCTTACGGAGGTTAGCAGAAGTGATTGTATTAGCAGCAGATACTGTTGCTGTTGATGTTACTCCACCTGAGTAGATAACATTTGTACCCTGGCGAAGTGGTGTCTGAGCAATGATGTCCAGAGAATCTGCCATGTTGTACGCGATGATGTCAGCGATTGCTGGGTCAACATCTGAGAGTGAGAACAACTCTAACTTGCGAGTTGTAAGTGATGAGTTTCCTTGCTCATTTAGAGTTACAGAAACTGTTGAGACATCTGGTAGTGCTACTGCATCTACATCTGATGTTTCTGAAAGAGCAGATGTTGCCGCTGCCAAGTCATTGTAAAGTGAGAATACAACGCTTGAACCTGGCATCGCCTGCTGCACTGGGCGCTTGTCAGCCACTGCACGAATCATTGGCTGAGCACGAAGTGCGAATTCTACATAACGGTCGTACGCTGTCTTGACGAGTCCCGCCATCGAGGTAGTGTCGTTATATGCCATTTGTTCACCTCCTGGTGATTGGTTGATGTTTTGGGTTAGTTAAGTCCAAGGAGTGCATCTAGGTCCTCTTTAGTCTTAACACCTGTCACCTTTGAGAACATATCCTCGTCAATATCTGGCATTGAGCCAGTGGCGATTACATTGTTCATACGGTTTTGTGCTGAGACATCAGGACCTTTTTGTGTTGGCGTTTCATTTGTTTGAGCGGGCTGTACACCAAAGACATCACCATATTCATCTACCCAAGCAGCAATAGATTCCTCAGAGGTATCTATGTCCTGTGGTATGAAGGCGGAAATCTTTGGGTTTAATCCCTTAGCCTGTAACACATCCTTGACAGTGCGTTGACGGGTCTGTGTTTTAAGACCACTCAACTCCTGTTCTAGTTCTTTTGCACGCTTCTCGAGCGCACGATTTACCTTACGGAGTTGAGACACCACATCTGTTGATGTGTCCATGTCATCTTCGTCATCGAACTGGTAATTTGTAGGCATCAGCCTATCTCCCTTGTTAGTAGTTGTATTCGCAATCCACAATAAGGTTCGGGGAAACCAAACTGGCTATTGCTCCTAGACTTGTACGCCCCCGTGGGCTAGTCGGTCACGGTGGGGATTCTTTTATATTCCTGGTGTAGAACGAAGTGATGAACCAGTTACTCCACTAGCACCACCAAAGCGAGCGCCTTCGCGCTGTGCTCTTTGTTGTGATGCAAGGATTGCTTCTGGACTTCCTTCGATAACAGCCTTAAGTGCTTGAGACTCATCGTAGACTTCGCCTTCAATACCAGTAAGGCGTGATTGAGTCTGGCGTAATTGTGCTGCTTGACCAAGTGCTGTCTGTAGTTGTTGTGCTGATAGTTTTGCGTAGGCTTCTGTTCCAGCAAGTTGTTCTGCTTGAGCAGCAGTTATGCCTTCCAACTTGAAGCCCTTCTCACGACCAAAGCCAACAAACTGTGCAGCCTTTGCTTGCTTTTGAATAAGAGCAAGTGCTCTTTCTGGGTCAAGAACATAGGCTGTAACGCCACCTTCTCCTACATTGTAAAACTCTTGTAGTTGTGCTCTAGCACCTGGTGACATAGAACGAGCCAAGTCCTGACCTACCTGTAAGCGGTCTTGGTATTCTTTGGCTGATACTTCTCCGCCAATTAACTTACCAAAGTCATCTGGGTTGTCATAGAAACCTTTTGGCAAATCAAAGAAGCGAGCAGTTTGAGTCATCTGCTTTTCAATATTCATGTACTCACTTTCGGTGATAGTACGCTTCTTTGCACGCAATGCACCCATACCAGGAAAACGAAGTTTATATTCTGGTTGTTCGTAGAGTTCAATCAAAACCATTTCTTCGGAAGCATCTTCCATAATGCGCTTGTTAATAAAGCCAGCAAGGTTCCCAAGACCGTAATTAGAAAATAATGCAGAAAGTTTGTCAGATGCTTTCATCTTAGAAGCCATCTTCTCTGCATCCTTCTGAGCCTTTTGCTGAGCAACAAGTGCTGCAGTTTCTGCTTTTCCTGCTGCCGTAGCCTTGGCTACTGCTGCATCTAAATCTGCTTGTGTAATTCCTTGAGTGGTAGTTGTTGAACTTGGCGTTGGTGTTGGAGTTGGAGTAAATCCAGAATTACCAGGAGTACCACTCGTAGGGACTTTATAGAGTTGCCATTGACCTGTCTTAGTTCCACCAATCCATTGGTAGTACATACCAGCAGGTGCATCAGTTGGCTTTGTAGCCTTATTAAATAATGGATTGCTTGCTGCTAAAGCAGTTCTATCTGCTTCTTCTTTTGCTTGTTTTTCTTGAAGAATTTGTGTGTTGCTTTTCTTGCTTCCATCAGGGTTTAATCCCTTAGCAATATTTGCAGCCTCTTGTTCTTTTTCAAGTTGAGCAAGACGGGCTTTTGTTTTTGCAATTTGAGCCTGTGTTGCACCAAGCATGACTTCATTGGCATCAATAAAATTAGTACT